TGCTTGGGATAAATACATCAGACTCAAGCGGGAGTATGAAAAATTCTAGCTAATAATGACTGCTTAATAGTTATGCGAAGTATAGAAGATCAATGTGTTGATTTATGGGTTACTTCGCCACCATACGCAAAGCAAAGAGATTACAACGGAGTAGAAAGCAAAAGCTATATTGAATTTATATCGCCTATATTTATTGAGGCCATGCGCTTACTGAAAGATGATGGCAGTATATTCATTAATATAAAAGAGCATTGTAAGAACGGTGTGCGCGACCTTTATGTATTTAAAATGATAATACATTTTGCTGATGATTTAGGGTTTAGATTTGTTGATGAGTATATATGGAATAAAACAAACCCATTCCCAACAGGAGCAAAAACAAGATTAAAGGACGGATATGAGCGAATACTTCATTTTACTAAAAGTAAAAAATATAAGTTTTACCCTAACAATGTTCTAGTAAAAAGTGAATCTAAGTGGCTTGAGAGTGAAAAGCGCAGGGCAAACAAAGGTAAGCACGATGTAACCAACGGTAGTGGTATGAATATGAGTAAGCGCATCTGTAGCGATATGGTTAGGCCAAGCAATGTTATAACTGGAACAAGTAGTAATGCGAATATTGGACATCCTGCGGTCTATCCAGTTTATCTGCCAGAGTTTTTTATAAAACTAGCAACCAAAGAGGGGGACACTGTTGGGGATATGTTTATGGGTAGCGGTAGTACCGGCGTAGCAGCTAAAAACCTAAACCGTAAGTTTATAGGTATAGAACTAGACGAAGAATACTTTAAAATTGCACAAGACAGAATTAGTGCAACATATGTTCTTTGGGACAAAAAAGAAGTAAATAGTTGTTGACGGTAACTGTTACTTCTGTATAATGAGCTCTCAACACATCACTAAGGAATGAAATTATGTTAGTTCATGTAATAACCTGTTTTTGGAAAAATGACTTTGCACCATCGCCAGTTGTTTCTTTACACGATGATGTAGAGAATGCGATAAAAAAATACAATGACTTTACTGGGGAAGATCCGGCGTCTAAAACAATTAGAAGCAGCGTGTTTTTATCAGGCGAGCATCCATCAAAAAAGAATAATGGTTATTTTGTTTCAGCTCAAACAAAGTACATTTAAGGAGAAAAAAATGAAAGACGATCAAGCCAGAGTAGGTGACCCAGTAGATAATGGCGAGCACGATATTGCCTATCTTGAAGGCGCCCTTGTAGATAAATTCGTCAAAGAATGTTTTGACGACAATCCTAGCTTTATAGTCGAATCGATGCAGGACGATTTAGCTGAGTACATATCAGCTACACCAAGGCATTTGGCGCACATATTTGTCAGCATGTTGCAAAGCAAAGATGCAGTGCATATTGAGTATGCAAAAGAGATTCTTGGACGAGTGGCCGCCGGTTTGGTCGCCAATGATGCTGATTTAGTTGAGGAGAGCTTGTAAATGGATAATGATTTTGGCGACCAAGCCAGTGCAGAGAGTTTTGCAAATTTTGCCGAAACCGAGCTGTCGGTCTGTCTAAACCAGCTTTTTGAAGCCAAGTTATTTGACGGCGAAGACCAAATGCTTGAGTTCGTGATAGGAAAAGCAAGAGAGTCTTGGGACCAGCGGCTGGTCAATAGTGCGCTTACGATTACTGACATAGCAATGGTGGGAAATGAATTGCAAGCGTCAAAAACGACAGAAGAAGAGTACCGTGTACGACACCTCAAATCACCAACCGGAGAAGATAATGAGCATAGGAATTAAAAAAGGCGACACAGTAACTGTGATGTTTGCTGGTGAGAATCGAATTCTCACTCAAGCAGAAGTTATTGGCTACGATAAAGAGACTCAGCAATGGGTTTTTGAGGCGCCCATTCAAACCGAAGAGGGCGAGCCCAAAAAAACAACAGTTTATGTCAAAGAGTACGAAGCAATAATGGTTTCAAAAAGAGCAACCGATCAATAAGGATTGGCTGTGTTAAAATATGTAGTGGCGCCGTAACTGAATCTAGGTGCGGTGTCGCTGCAATCGAGGTAGTAGTGGTAAAAAATGAATTTGAGCCAAGCCAGCAGCCTAAGCGCAGCAAGGACAAGGCAGAAATAATGAGGGCGATGCGTGAGCGCCGGAGAAATAGCGGCCTCAAAGAAGTTACTTTCTGGGTAAATAACGATCAATATCAAGCAATGATGAAGATTTATCGACCTGAATGATAATAGACGCTGACAGCCTAGACGTTGACGATGCCATTATAGAGCTGGTCAATGACTTCGCTGCGGCGCTTATTGAGCACGACAAGCAGGCAATGGCGGAGGTAATATTTTTAGTTGAATTGAGGCTATCTGATACCTGCCGATGTTATGAGCAAATTTGTATATGCGAGAGAGCGGTATGAGACCATCAATTTACACAGAGCTGTTAGCCGTGGAGATATGCCATCGGCTTTCAATGGGTGAGTCAGCAAGGCAGATATGCAGAGATCCTGCGATGCCGGTGCTTTCAACCTTGATGAAGTGGCTCAATGAGCCCGATAAAGGCTGGTTTTCGGAGCAATACGATAAGGCCAGAAATTTGCAGAGCGATTATTATGCAGACGAGGTCGTTGATTTGGCTGATGAGCTTAGTGAGTGCGCTGAGGCTAATGAGATTAACAGGGCTAAGCTGCGGATCGATTCACGCAAATGGAAGTGCGCTAGGATGACCCCAAGGCGATGGGGCGACAAATCTTCATTAGATTTAACCTCTAGCGATGATACCTTCAAGCCAACCGTCATCAAGTTGGTAGCAGCCGATGCCGATGGGTGATGAGGTAAGCATTAACCTTCCTCCCAAGATGGTTGATTTGTTTAACGGAGATGCCCGATATCGAGGCGCTTATGGTGGCCGAGGCAGCGCCAAGACGCGCTCATTCGCTTTAATGACAGCCATCAGGGGTTATGTCTTCGGTATGGAAGGAAGGCAGGGACAGATACTGTGTGGCCGAGAGCATCTCAATTCACTCGATGAGTCATCGTTTCAAGAAATCAAATCAGCAATTCAGAGCGAGCCATTTCTCAAGGATTATTACGAGTGCGGCGAGAAATTTATTAGGTCATGGGATGGCCGCATTAGCTACACCTTCTCCGGCTTGCGCCGCAATATCGACAGCATCAAATCCAAAGCCCGCATACTTTTGTGCTGGGTTGACGAGGCTGAGGGCGTTAGCGAAGAGGCATGGCAGAAACTTGTGCCAACAGTCCGAGAGGCTAATTCCGAGATATGGGTGACTTGGAACCCTGAGAACAAAAACTCAGCAACCAACAAACGCTTCAGGGACGCCAGTAGCGATGACATGAAGATCGTTGAGATGAATTGGCGCGATAATCCATTCTTTCCTGCGGTGCTTGAGCGAGAGCGCAAAGAGGATGAGGAGCAAAGACCGGACAGCTACCAGCACATCTGGGAGGGCGCCTATAAGATCCACGTTGATGGAGCGTACTATCAAAACGAATTCAACACAGCCATCAAAGAGGGGAGGATTGGTAGGGTCCCATACGATCCTGCGGCATCTGTTGTTACCTCTTGGGATTTAGGTGTCGGTGACTCCACTGCAATTTGGTTTGCTCAGTTTGTCGGGCAAGAAGTCAGGATCATCGATTATTACGAGTGCTCTGGCGTGGGGTTGGATCATTATGTGCGAATGATGAGAGAAAAGCCCTACGCCTACTCTGACCACATATTACCGCATGATGTAAGGGTGAGAGAGTTAGGTACAGGAAAGTCTCGTTTGGAGACCCTTGGGACGCTTGGTATAAGCCCCATTACAATTGCTCCTCAGCTTAGGGTTGACGATGGCATTCAGTCAGTTAGGACCTTCCTAGCGCGATGTTGGTTTGATGAAATTAAGTGTGAGCGAGGCATTGAATGCCTAACTGGTTATCGCAGAGTTTATGACGATAAAAATTTGACGTTTAAGGGTACTCCTCTGCATGACTGGACAAGCCACGGCTCTGACTCTTTCAGATATCTGGCAACTGGTTACAAGCCCGCTAA